AACGTTTCTACCATCTTCCGGTCACGTATTTTGGTCATTTCAGGATTCCGCATAAGAAAGCACTATTATAAGCGCAAATATACGGATTTTCAGTGATTTGTCAAAATTGAATATAAGCCTGTGGGGGAAAGGCTATAAAAAAGCCCCCAGCCTGTTAGTAAAGACGCCAATCACATACTAACAAAATGCGAGCAGACGCACAGCCGGGGGCAAAAACCCTTGCTGCGTCTACTCGCATTTTTGTTTTATGTGATTGGCATTGCAAAGATAATCAAATTTGTATTATTATTATAAACATTCATTTTAAAAGAGTATGAGCATGTTGAAAGAAGAAATTGCGGGTATGACTACCGGATATACAGTAAATGCACCACAATGGGTGACTACGTTCACAAAAGCACCAGAGTTTAAGTCCTTTTATAAGACCGTCTCCGGAAATGAAGGAAATAAATGCAATTACCCGACACGTTTAGACCTCTACGGCTGTGGATGCTTTCACGACTGTTCTTATTGTTATGCAAAGTCACTCCTTAATTTCAGGGGACTATGGCATCCTGATAATCCATCTGTTTCCCGGACGGACAAAGTGGGGAGGAAGATCTGCAAATTAGAGCGGGGAACAGTTGTGCGTTTGGGTGGAATGACTGACTGTTTCCAACCTTGTGAGGCTGTTTACAGGGAAACCTATAAAGCAATTCAGAACCTGAACCGACAAGGGGTACATTACCTTATCGTGACAAAGTCCTCAATGGTAGCAGATGACATATATATCCGGTTGATGGATAGAAAACTGGCGCATATACAAATATCTGTGACTTCTACGGATGACACTCTTTCACGTACATTTGAAAAGGCGTGTCCGCCATCTGCACGGATTAAAGCTATTGAGAAGCTGCAGGAGCAAGGATTTGATGTCTCTGTCAGGTTATCACCATTTATCCCTCAATTTATTGATTTTAGGGTTCTGAACAGTATCAGATGTGATAAGATTCTGGTGGAGTTCTTGCGGGTAAACACATGGGTGAAGCAATGGTTTGATATTGACTATTCCGAATACACCCTGAAGCATGCAGGGTATAATCATTTGCAGTTGGAGCGAAAAATCGAATATCTAAATAAGATTTCAGGATTCAGGAAGATTTCAGTTTGTGAGGACGTGGATAGTCATTTTCAGTACTGGAAGAAGAATGTAAACTACAGCCCGAATGATTGCTGTAATTTGAGAATATAAAATTAAGCCGCGCAAAGATTTTTTCTTGCGCGGCTTTTCTCGAACGGATAATCATTTGTAGAATATGTATTTTTCTTCGCAATAAATGCAATGATTTTCTTTGCAATACTTCTCAACTGCCTTGCGCGTTTTAAAGTCTTTTACTTTTCCGTCTTTCGATTGAATATGCCCCACATTAAAGTCTTCATCTATCTTTAGGGGAACAAACCTTGTTTGGGTATTAAATCGTTTCATGTTTATAGTTATTCTTTTTCCATTAATTTTAAAATCCTGTTGAACTCATCACGGCTCATATTGGTAGGTACAAAAGATGCTTTTACCTCTTCAAACGGACGAAGAGAATGTTTTAATGTTTCTTGAGCTTCCTCCCTTGCTTTTTGGGCACACATTTCAATATATTCTTCATCTGTCATATTATAATCACTAACAGTATCTATCACCGTTGAGAATCGGCATAAAAGCCCATTCTTTTGTCTTGCAATAAAGCTCATCTATTTTGTTTTACTTAAAATTACCACTCTACTTTATATACGCCATTCCAATTCTCATCTATAGAGAAACGTATTTTATATCCGACTTTTATTAGTATATGTCGTACATACGAAGACAGATTTATGAATGTGTGCGAATGTTCTCCACGTTCTTTCGCCTCTTCGATTATTGCTACTACTTCTGCTATATATAACATTCTATTCCTTTCCGTATTGTTATTAGTCAATTATCAAAATTTCACGATATGCAATGTCTATCTCATTCGTCTTCTCATTCTCATTGAAACAATAGCAAAGAAACCATTTCAACGCACCTTCATTCTCATATTGTGCTTTCCACATTTTACCATTATAGAGAGCTGACGGTCGAGAACAAGTATAATCCATGAGTATTTCAAAATCAAGTCTACTCATCACTGCATGAGTATCATCAATTAGTATCAAGTAAGTTGGCGGCTGTTGCCAACACATCCCATAAGGATGCGTCATAGGTGGAATAATATTATCTTTATTCATTATTATCTTGTTATACGTTATTTTTCTCCTTGTCAAATTCAGCTAAAAACATCTGTAATCCTACCCCCATTGAGCACACACCATCGAACAACTTATACATCAATTCCGGCTCTTCTTCCCAAATTTGATAGACTATTACTTTTTTTCCTGCTCCTTTCATCCATCCTGCCTCCGAATGTGCAGAGCGTCCACAAGGCAATACAAGAACACAAACATCTGCCCATTGCATTGCATCAAAATCAGATTTGAAACCAGCCTGTGCAATGGGATGTTCAAGCGCAGCCCTATATTGGTCTGTACTCCAATTCCGCCAATCTTCATCAATCTGTGACCACTGAAATCCAGTTTTTCCAGCAGGATGCCTAAAATCGTAAACCTCATGTCCCTGCTCGCGAAGGAAACTAACTACTTGTGGTTGATGTTGATTTCTCCAACTACTTGCTACATAAATCTTTGCCATATTCTTATTCCTTTCTAAATTAAATATTATCAAAAGCCGATCTTTCCCGGCTGTTATCCCTTTATTTTAAAACTCCACAATAAGCCAAAACCGATAAGGAGGTAAATATACCTATTACTGATACTAAATATAGAATCAGTAGATCCTCTAAGCTATTATCTTTTTTCATATCCAATTTAATCTTCTACTATTTTATCATCTGTTAGCAAACGTTTCATTGCCCGGTCTCTTTCCGCTTTTGAAGGATAATTGTCCCCATACCTTTTCCAACTATCCGGATTTATATCGCTTTTAAAAGTGATATGCGGCTGGGGGTAATCATGGCGACGCAGGATTGTATAGCCGGCTTTGCACAGTTTTCTTTGATCTTTTGCATTCATCTTTTTGCTAATTAGAATTAAACTTGATTCTGGCATAACGATAGAATCGTATATAACCAAACTGGTAGGAAGGGTGCTCCGTATTATCCGATATGGTAATTTGTACATTATAACCTTTTATTCGTAAGAAACGGGCAGCAATTTCCTCAATAGTGTATGTTTTTATATATATATCCCAATCACTAACGACCAATATCGTTTTCACATTCCCACTTTTCAGAATCCTTTTAAAATTTCTGATAGTGCGTATTATCTCCTTCTTCTTGTTCATACTTTAGTTTTATCCTCTTTTAAAATAGTTTTATAGGCTTCTTCCATCCGTTCAATCTCCTCCACACATGCCAGCCATCCGGGAAAACCTCCGATGTTTTTGTCATCGATATAGCAATGGGCATATATCTTTTTCCCGCCTTCCCCATATTTAGCGACATTTTCAGGATCATGGTCATTTACACGGTCGAATGGTATTTTGCGTTCCAACAGCCAGTTGATGGCATTCAATAACTGATCACCAGTACGGCATGTCCAAATAATGATTTTATGTCCTTCATCATGTAATTTCCGGAGCGATTCACCAGCGTATGGTTGCTCCCCGTCAATAGCCGGGAATCTCCCCCGGCTAATGGTTCCGTCAAAGTCAACTGCTATAATCATAATCTACAGAATGAAGGTTCAATACGACGCCATACTCCGTTCTCGTCACGCTTATGGAAATAGTAATTAGTTGCAGTTTTATACACGACATTACTTTCTTTAAACAGTTGCATGATAGAGGCATATTCTTCATCAAAACGTGACTCCAATTCATATAATTTGCTGATAGACTTATAGTCCAAATCCCCCTGACGGTTACGTTCGAGAAGCGTCATCGCCATTTGATACATCGGATCATCGACTCCTTTTTCCGAATGGGCTATATAATTCTTCAGGTAGTCAATCAGCCTTTCGGCAGCGAGATCGGCACGTTCATCAAAACTTTTCACCTTGTTGCTTTTTACCTCCAGTTTGAAGTTCCCGTCTACTACTGAAAAAGTGGCGGTTTCTTCACCCTGACGCATACGGAGCTGACCGTATTCACGCATCACGTTACGGAAAGCCTTGCTTTCACCCACAATCCAATCATAAAAGCCCTGAACATCATTCACTACTGGCATGAGTTTACTTTCCACATCGAACATGAACTGATGTCTCAACGCTTCGTAGGTTTCCTTCCGCTGAATGGACTCTGTTTTTTCTTCCTCTTTCAGTTTACGCAACAGTTCCGCCTTTTCTTCTTTTGACAATTTACTAATATCCATACTATTAACTTTTAAATGATTAATTACAATTTGATTTTATATACTTCTTTCAGTTCCCGTTCCTTGTTTTCCGCTTCGATATAAAGCGATGACCTTTGGTCTACCAACTTCGCAAACTCGTTACGATTCATATTTCCGGCATACAATTTTTCGTGTATGGCATCCAGCTCACCGGGAATCTTGTCAAGCCGATCCAGTAATTCATTAATCCGGTTTATCCGGTGTTGTTCCGCACTAATATCCGCCATCTTCTTTCTTTTTTAATATTGACTCCAGCTTCGGTATCAACAGGAGAAGTTCTTCCCCGTCCAGTTCGCGAAACTTCTTTCCTGCTATCCGGGTATCAAGGCAAAACGCATTCACCGCTCCCCAGTCCGTTGTGTCGATTCCGATCCGCTGCACTCTCTTCAGGACAGCCGATCTGCGTCTCCTTATTTCCCGTTCGGTGATGGTTAGATCCTGGTTTTCTTTTTTCGCACCGTTCAAATAACCGCAGAGATACATTGCCTCGCTGTATGTCAACTCTTTTGTGGTATTTGTCCGTCCGTCTGTCAGGTCTAGCAGGATAGCCCGCTTTTGTTCGTCATCAATGCCTTGTGCGCTGTATATGATATGCAGGCGTTTGATAAGGCTCTTACTGATAGGTTTCTTCGTCTTCTGTTCCATCATTATCGCTTTTAATATTTTCAATCCAATATTTTTGATACCCTTCCGCCCATACTATGTAATATCCGCGTGAACCTCCTTTGCCACGTCCGATAAATGTTGCCTTGAAATGTTCCACGTAGATTCTTTTAAAGCTGTCACGTTTCACGTCATAGGCTGTTTTTCCTTCCACCTCGCGCCCGTCCACATGCGAGATGAAGACAAATATCTTTCGCGGATACTTCTTGCGCAGGCGGATTATTTCGGGGGCTTTCGCTCCCCCTTGCTGCTCGAAGTATTGTATGGAGTCTATCATTATCACGTCCGGGCTGCGTTGCTTTGAGAGGTATTCGTCCAGTTCTGTGATGGTGGCTTCATCCGAATAGATTATATTATTCGTTTTACTATGAATGCCGACACTAAGAACGGAATTCACGAAGTCGTCGCACGCGCCCATTTCAAGTGTTAAATAAAGAACCCGGAGCCCCATTTCATCAAATTTGCGTGCCAGCTGCAGAGCGAAAGAACTTTTTCCTTGTCCCGACTTTCCGTAAATGATCCAGCAACCGGACTTTTCAGGACGACCGAATGCCAAATACCATTCACCGTCAAAATCAATATATTCATGTCGGATGTCTTCTAGGTTCTTCTGACTCCAAACTTTCATGCCAGTTCTCCACGCTCGATTTGTTGTTTGATTATACGGTCTTCGATCATGCCGGACAGTTCACGCAAATCATCGGTAAACCAAACATATTTTCCCGGCACAGGCTCTTTTTTCTCTTTATTCAACTTTCCCCAAATGGTTTCCTGTTCCTCTGTATCATTGATCCCGTTTGCCGCGCAAATGGCTTTGACATCTTTTTTCGTAGCTCCCAGTAATGCGATGTAGTTCCGGCAAAATCTACCGTCGATTTCATCATATCCTTCTATACGACCAACATAACGTTTTATATTACGTTCCAGCGTCTCTGTTCCGGCTACGATAACCCCCAAACGGTGTAAAGTGTCATCATATAGCGGTATCAACGTACAAAGGGCACTGTGCGCTAATTTTCCGGCATCATCAAGGATTAACAAAGGAGATTTTCCAGCCATACGGTTAATGTGTGAAACAATTAAGTCCATCAGGTCGTCGTTATCCATATAGCGTATTACTGTTTCTCCCATACATGTGGCTAACTTGGTCAGGAATTTACGTGCTGTCCATTTCCGGCATTTCAGATATATGACTGAATTATCAGCACTCATGTTATAAAGGTCTATGAGGGATTGAGTTTTTCCACTACCGGAACGTGAAGATATACACATCCATTTGTGATTCTTCTTTGCAGCAACGAACGCGGTGCGTACCTGCTGGTAACTGGTGACGCTTTCCACTACATTCCAGGCGTTTTCGTAGTAATTTAGACCGGAAGCAATCTTTTCAGCGATGGAGTCTTCATTCGCTCCATACTTGCCGCTTCTGAATTGGGACATGGCGGTATCCGATATTCCACATTTACGCGCCAACTCCGTTGCAGATGATCCGCGATTGATTAACTTCTCTATGTACGTTTTTAATGCTTGATTATCCATGTTGTATATCTTTTAAATTGTTTTTAAATCATCTTGAAAAATTCATGTCCAGCGGGTTGTAATCGTAATCTTCATCATCCGTTCCGGTGGAAGCCATTGCTACACTTTGCCGGGTGATATGTTGGGTCACTTCCATGAAATCTGCATCCGTGGCGTCATCCCTCATTTTTGACCGGACATCCTTGTGCTGTCCCAAGCTGTCAGTTATCAGGTAGTGGTCAAGAACCGTTCCTGCAGCTATTTCGGGGATACGTTGGCAAATGGTGGTGATTCTCCTATCGACGTCTTTAGCCTTCTCCTTTACCTTCTCCGCCATTTCATTGTTGAACCTGTCGACACGTGTCCGGTATTCAAAATGTTCCGGTTTCTGATCAGCCAAAGCCATCGGAACTTTGATATCACGTTGCAGTATGTATTGCAATGTCCCAATCTCCTTGTCTACACGACCGGACTTCAGGCGTTTTGCGTTCGATACAAGCACCTGACTCATATCGTCCGGGTCAAAGCGTACTATCCAGTCTTCGTTGTAATGGTCGCGGAGGGAAAGGTCGAAGCTGTCGAAGCAGATTCGTTCACCCATAAACTCGATAAACAGCCCCGAACCCGTGATCTTATTCGTGCGTCCGGTGGTTTCCCCCATGAGCATCAGATATTCCTCAATCCCGAAAGGCATTTTACGGGCTTCTTCGGTGCGTTCCCATGCAGCGCGGTAAGCATCTATCTTCTTTGCCCGTTCCTGCGCTATAATAGCTTCCAATTGTGCAATAACGGTGGCTTCATCCGGGATGAACTTGTGATTCTGGTTTAATACTTCCAAATTAGGCTGGTTATCCTTGTCAGCAGTGATGCCGAAGCCTGACCAGTTCGCCTGTTTTTGGCAGTATTCCACATTCAGGTGTTTGAAATAGGGTTCTACTATTTTGGACTTTGCATTTCCCAAAGCGGCTGGTGTATAATACTTGGTCATGGCTTCATAGAAGGGAACCATCACCTTCTTTTGATAATTGTCACTTTGTAGCTGTAAAGGCTTATAGCGTTCCCCAAACAGCTCTTTGGTATGTTGTATTGCGTTTCGTAATGCTTCACGGATAAGCGCGGGTGACTCATGATCACCAATGGCGTATCCGACCGGATATTTTTCACAGGCATCAAGTACGACTACCATCGTTTTCCGGTTGGTATAAGTGGTGTACATATATCTATTTTCCTCACCGTTTTTCTTCACCGTTTTGGGAGTCTTTTTCTGATAGAACAGTTCCGCATCCCATCCGTCCAGCGTCCAGTAAGTAAGTGCTTGTGTCGGGGCTTCACGGTGTATCTGTTTCATGCGTGTGTTTTTCAGAGCTTTGTCCCCCTTGTTTCCCGCCATTGTTGTGAGAGCAAATTTTTGTCTCCAGTTCTCAACAGTGGTAGGGCTGTCAATCGGTTTCCAATCCATCAGGGAAGCCACTTTGTTGTATTCCTCCATGATTTGAACATTATTCAGATTGTTATGCATGCTGATTAACTTATGCATCACCGCCTTCGCATCCTCGTTCATTACGACTGCCGCGTATTTGTTGCCATACGATTTATGAATGACACTGCGATAGCCTTCTTCTTCGCTGATCCGTCGTGCCGCTTCATATTGTTCGCATTTACGTTTCAAAGCTTTCCAGTTCTTTGGTAGGTTATGAGGAAAAATATCACGTCCGTTCGGGTCTTTCAGTGTCAGCAGGTCATTGCTCAATTTACAAAGTTTCTCCCAAACGTTAATCCGTGTACTTCCGCCACCTATCGAGTTGGCTTTACGACCATCGCGAAGGGACAGGAGCGCGTTCATGATGCGCACATTAAGGGTATATTCGTCAATCTTCGCGGGGGGAAGTTTCTTGTCACCATCATAGCGGTATTTCACACTGAAAAACTCGTAGGCGGCATTGCTGTAGACAATCGCATCTTCCAATATGGATTTCTGTGTTTTAGCAGCAATTTCCGCACGGGGATCACCCTTACGTACAATGTACTCTTTTTTAACGTCCTTTCTCATGGTTTCAAAATCTACTAGGGCAGGACATCCGGGAATACCACGACGGAGTACAATAAGTTGTCCGTTCCTCGCCATCGAATAGTATGTTCCTTCAGGAATGAACCCATCTTCACTCCCAACTTGCGTTTTGGGATTGAAGATGATTAATTCATTCGCAAACACGCAAATCCGATT